TGTTTGAGCAGGATCACGCAATACCTCGTCAAAATTAGGAATGCGTATTGCTTCATACATACGTTCCAAGGCTTTGTACTGATTATGGAATTGCGGATACATCTGGGCCATCTGCAACATAGCCTGAGCTTGACTAATTCGTTGAGTAGAGCTAAACGTCGAAGGATCTGAAACAGGAATGATATCAATACGATCGTCAAAGTCCAACCGCATAATAACCTGTTCAGTAGTCTTTACCTTATATGGATACTGCTCTGGAAGATAAATACCATTCAATCTAGCAATTAATTTAAACTCTTGCCTCTGTGCGTTATGAAGACGCTTATGTACCGCCGAGAAAACTCTACTTTGCTCTTCTAAAAGGGCGACCGTTGTACCAACCGGGGTGTTCTGATTTGCATCACTAATATTGGTTTCAATGGTATTGGCGAATCGTTTGCCAGTTTCAACCACATAAGTCAGTAATTGCATAAGGGTCGCGCTAGGTTCCTTAAACGGTAAAGGCATAATCGCCTTTTTAATATCATCTACCGCCGAGCTGATATCAGCAAATTCGCCCGGTGAGATATCCGTTTCACCTCCTTGGACCCTCCCTTTAAGCTTAAACCCTCCTTGAAGGTTGCTAAAGGCAGCACTATCCAATAAAGCACGAAGAGCACCAGTCGCCGCTTGACCAAGGCTACCAATAATGTGATATAACCCATAACCATAGAACCCAAGTCCTGGAAGAAATTTATAAGAAACAAACCAAATGTTTTTCTTATATTTAGGATCATCTTCATCCCAGTTTTTACGAAGTGCAACCGGCTTCTTAGATTCATAATCAATTGTGAAAACAAACGGTTTATCTGGATCATTTTCTTCAGACAATAAATCAAGATAGACATACATCTCAATAAGCAAACGTTTACCATCTTTTTGAGAAGTGATCTCAATACCGTCCACTTTCTCCGGAATAGTAGGTTCCTGGTTGGAAGGAGATTCAAAATCTTCTGGTAAGTCTTCATAAAAGCCGTTTTGAACATAGTTGTCAAATTCATATTTATACAGCCTGAGTTTATGACTAAACCGTTGTGCCGTAGGAAGATCTACTGCACTGGCATCTACCACCAAATCATCAGCATGAATGTACCGACTAGTGATACGACCCAGATTAACATCAAGCCACGCCTTTTTAAATGTGTGACCAACAAGAGGAAGATGAAAAAGCATCTGGTCTAGATCTGGAAAATACTCCTCCATTTCTTCTGTAATTTGATAATTCATATAGGTAGAAACGCGTCGAGCCTGTTCTTGTGTTTCCTCTGTTGGTTCTCCAACAATGGTGGCACCTACCGGCCCCGCCGGAGGAAACATCTCACCAATAGCCCGTGCCTGAAATTGTGTTGCGGCCTCGGCTATCATAGGGTGAACAACCTTGGTGAGTTTAGAATCAATACGACGAGGAGAAGATTTATCAGAAGGTGATGGTGTATCATCTGGATTTAAAGACTGTAACCCTTTTTCATAAATCGTTTTCCATTTACTACGAGCCTGTTCATCCTCTTCATAATAAGAAAGTAGTTCACTAGCGAGCTTTTGCATTTCATCTAAAGAAAAATCTGCTAAAATATTTGAATCCCATTCTCGTAATTGAGGTGTGGCTGCTTCTTGATCCGCAGCACCAAACAATACCGAACCGTCCAGCATCTCTTCAAACTCAAGTTCAGTTAATAGATCATCTTCTGTAAAATCGTTAAGAAAGTCAGCCATAGATCGCCTTCTGATTTATATCGATGATTTCTGCCGTATGCGCTAGAGGATCATCAATACGTTCTTCATCCTCTGGCTCCCATGCCTCATCATCAGGATGAAACCCATACCACATTGCTCGTAATCTAATAAGAGCTTGCGTAACCGTATCAACAATATCCATGCCATCCCCAGCCGGAGCCACAGCACAGTGATGTACAACTTCTTCAGCCCACTTTCGGTCAGGTCTCCACACTACACCACCCTCCAGTAATGGGGAAGCAGCATGACACCGTGACACCTTATCACGATCTGGGCTATAAGTAATGCAAGGAATACCCATCATCCGTAAATCTTGAATAAGAGATTGACCACTAGCCTTTTTTTCTATAAGCACGGCATCGGGGCTATAAGAATCATACTGTTTACGAGCCTGCTTACGAAGTTCAGGGTAGGGTATACGATCACGCCAACGATTAAGAATCATTATTGCATAATGCCCATGATGCGCGAATACGCCCCAAGTTGTGCAAGCGGAAAATGAGGCGGTATCTTTTTCTGAAAAAGCTGTGTCCCAACTTTGGAGAATATAAACAAAATCTGGTTCTACGTCCTTTTCCCATATTTTCCACCAATCTTCTCGTAAAATACCACCTCCTTTCGGACTTGGGCGTTGTTGAAGTTGACCAGCAGAACCATATGCCCCAAGACTTGCTTTGAGGTTAGCTAGTGCTTTTTCTGGAAAACGAGAAGGCCATAATAATTCATCTTCTGTAATACGAGGATCTTCTTTATGAGTTGCAGATTTAAGTGCTGTTTGATAATAGTGCGGATGCTCTATTTCAAACTCTGCGGGTACACATAAGTGCGTCCAAGCTTCAGGATGAGTTTGCAATGGATCAGCTACTGCTTCTTTCCAACGTTGCAGTATGTGACCTGTTAAGTCACTTTGATGTACTCTCTGCATAATAATAACGAACGCACCCGTAGACGGATCATTTAAACGACTTGGCACCGCTGTATCCCACCACTCTAAAACTTCAGATCGTATTGCATCACTTTCAGCTTGTTTCACATTATGTGGGTCGTCAATAACAATTACATCGCCACCATCACCCGTTAACCCGGCATTGACGGAGGTTGCGATACGGTGTCCATTTTTATTGTTTTCAAATCGTTGCTTTTGGTTTTGATCAGTGGTGAGTTTAAAACTATCCCCCCATTTTTCACGGTACCACGGAGAAGTCATCAATCGCCTGCACTTAACATTATCTCGAGTAGAAAGAGCTTGATTATAGGATGCAAAAAGAAATTGTTTCCAGGGTTGATTAATCCACGTCCAACAAGGAAAAGCCACGGCACACGTTAGAGATTTCATGTGCCGTGGTGGAATGTTAATAATAAGTCTACGAATCTCAGATCTTGATACGGCCTCCAAGTGTTCGCATATAGCCTGGATGTGCCAGTTATCATGGAACTGGCGTCCGGGCTCTAAAGTTGGCCAAGCCCCCTTAATAAACTCATGCATTGAACGGGTTTGCATTTCCCGTTGTATATCATCAAGTGTAACATTCTCGGCAAGCTCTTGAATATTCATTATTCTATCAGCTAAAACTTTAGCTACACTTTTTTCTTCTTCAACTTTGCTTTCTTCCTCGCAAGTGCAGCGGCCTTCTTACCGGCCTTGGTATAGGGGTAGCGCCTCTTTCCAACTTTTGGCATTAGTACCTCCGTAAAGCGCCGGAAGGGGATCTAGTTACAGTATCCTCCGGTGACATACCTAGCTGTCGTCTTTCTTGAGGAGAAAGCAGTCTATTCCCCTGTCGCATACGTTCCATCATGTCTCGCTGTTCCTCGTTCTGAAGCTGCCTTTGCCACTGCATGAATAACCGCATAAGGGGCGACGCATTCATATCAGCCGGTCGCCTTTGATCAACTTGTTGGAGTTGGGGTGGGCGTTGACGAAGAGGTTGACCTCTACCATCTACCATTCCCAGCTGACCGGTCATGCGCCGTTGAGCCGGGTCTAACCGCTCTGCCCTATACCCTTGTTGATTTACTCCACCAAGGTTAAACAAGGGACCTCTATCTACAGGCCGTCGATACCCTCCTCTCCTCTGTTGTGCAAAAGGATATTGAGCCTGTAATATGGCCTCTTCTGGTGTTAGGCCACCTAGACTAGAATAAGAAAGATCGTCTTCGTATTCATCCTCTTGTCCTTGGTTTAGTTGTCGCAAGGTGATCGCCATTATTCAATCCTTAAAAAAGTTGAGGCTGTTGTGGAGCAAACTGTTGTTGAGGCTGTTGTGGAGCCATTTGCTGTTGAAGCATGTTTAAGATTGGAATAGCAATTGACGGATTTTGCTGGATTAAAGAAATCAGCATCATGGCCGGGTGCTGTGGCGGAGACGGTGGCCCCCCGCCTTGTGCCATACCAGGACCCGACGGCCCCCCGCCTTGTGCCATACCAGGACCCGGTGGAGCACTGGGCTGTACGGGTGGAGGCCCCTGTTGTTGAGGTAACATACCAGGGACCGGATATTGGTTAGGAGGAGGCAGCATTTTTCTTATCCAACTTGTGCGCGGCCTTGATCATAGTTTTCTTCAACATGCTCGTATTAAGATTAACACCATGTTTGGAAAGAACGTGCCGCTCGATCTGTTCCTTAGTCATAGCCTCAAGGTTAATTTCTACAGGCTCTGATTCATCTTCTTCAATAACTTCAGGTGCCTCTTCTTCAATAACTTCAATGGCCACGGTGCCTACTTCGGCAGCAGCAGATGGTGCATCTTCCCAGGTTACACGTTCACCCATAATAACGTATTGAACTCCAGGGGGTTTACCTGAACCTATAAGTTGGTCTTCTAACTCCTCATCTGTCAAACGGTCCAAAAGAGCTTCTGACATAACTACTGTTGGCATGGATCAGCCTCCTTGTTGGAAAGTGTCTAAAATAACCCCCTCTTAGGGGGTTTGTAAAGGGCTTTGTGTTTGATAAAGTTAACGGTACTCATTTTCATCTTCAGGTGGGTGGAATATAAAGGGGGATTATTAAGGTTCGTTGATAGGCCTCGCCCCTACTCTTTCTTTACCTTGATCATCCCAGTGAAGTTCCCATTCTTCTATCTTAGAACCTATTTCGTATATACCGGCTCGGAGATCTTGGTCATTTTCATATTTTTCTTTTAAAGTACCCGTAAGTTTTTCTAATCCAGGAAACTCATAGCCCGTCTCCTCTGAACTGCGTAGGGGGCCTTCCTTAAACCCCGCAAAGACCTTCACAAGCTGATCTCTTTCTTTCTGGGTTAGTTTTGAAAGAGTTTCTTCTAAGAATTCCTCATCCATGTCGTAATGGGGTTCGTACTCATCCGTAGCCATCTTTTTCCAATAATCATCATAAACTGCTTCAAAGTCTTTTGGATTTGTCCTATCCCTATGAAGCCATTTATCAGAGGCGTATAGGAATTCCTTTACGAGGGGGTAGTCCGGGTCTTTGGATAATGGGGAATCGAGTTGAGGTATGAAGTCACCTAGCATCTCAAGAGGGAGGCGAGGCATCATCTGTGAGCCCATTGCACGGGCAGCACCGCGCAAAAACCCGCGACGAGTGCGGGGCTTTTCTATCATACGCTCTAATGGGCCGGAGCCTTGCTGAGTTGGGGGGATAACCGCTGGCAGATTGGTTTTGGGGGCTCTTTTCAAACCGAGTAAAGCGCGACGACCGATATCTATAGCAGTTTTAATAGGTGGGGGCATTTTCTTCATCTTCGGGTATGACTGCGGCAGGAAGAAGACTAAGAGGAAGACCGTACTTTAGCCAACCTTTTGCTTCCTTTATAAGCCCTTCATTAAACGGTAGATAATGCACCCGTTCGCTTCCTAGTACGGCTTTCTTATAGGGATTTCTACCACGTTTAAGTCCTTCTCCAACACTCAAGCCTGCTTCACCGGGGCGAGCACCAGGAGGTCTTACTGCGTAACGGGCTACATCTGATCTATCAAGGCGGGTAAATCCGGGGCTTAGGCCATGCTTTTTCCCTGCTTTGGATAGCTGATTGCGTAAGCGTTGATCGTAAGCCTGTAACATGCCTCTACGCTCTTTTTCTTTTTCAGGACGATATAAATGCGGATAACGGCGCAGTTGCTCACGGCCCATAGTCATTGCTAAACCTGGAGATTCTTGTTCTACCGCTGTTGCTATAGCCTGCTGGATTGCCTTTTGCTCCCAGTTCTTTTCAAAGGGCAACGGGGCTACTGCTTGTCCTACTCGTGGACCTACCTGATTTAATTCCTCTAGTACGGCGGCTAAGGCCTCCTCTGGATTGCGACCCTCTGCCCAATAACGGGGTTTATGGGGTTCTGTTAATGTTGCATATCCTGATTGACGCGTTACCGGCTCACCCTTTATATCTTCAAACTGGTATTTATTTACTCCTTCTATATGAAGTGGAGATTTTGGGGTATGACCCCCGCTCTCAGGAACAATCTGTGTGAGTTGCATATGCTTCGGCAAGTATGGATTAGGCAGTGTGCCGTACTTGAAAGCATCATGCTGAGCTGAGGACTGTGCTTCTTCTAACAGGGCTAGGGGAGTTCCAGTTTCGTACTGAGGCCGAGTAGACAT